ACGATGAAGTGCAGATCGAGACACCTGAGCAGTATGGTGACATAGTGGGTGAGCTTTGTGTAAAAGCTGCTGCCCAAGCAGGAGAAATATTACAGTTCCGTTGTCCAGTTGGGGCTGAGTATGGTATAGCAAAAAACTGGGCAGGATCTCATTAATTGTGGTATAATAACAACTCAACTTTAGAAAGGCATTAAATGATTAATTTAAATTTAACAATCCAAGAAATTGAAACAGTTTTAAAACATATTGAACAATCTGCAGTCAGTTTGATTGATAAAATTCGTGGTCAAGCACACCCACAAGTTCAATCACTTGTAACACCAGAAACAGACCCAACAGCAACTCCAGTAGCAACTCTAGTAACTTCAACAACAACTTCAGCAGTAACAAACTAAATTAAACTAAACAGGGAGGTAGTATGAGTACAGGTAAATCAGTATCGATTCAAGCAGATTTGTATTGGGCAGCACTTAAAGAAAAGAACACAATGAGTGGTAAGTATCAAGTTGATTTGTGTAATTTATCTGATAAAGACGTAGAAGCGTTAACAACTCTGGGTTTGAAAGTCAATAATAAACCCAACAAACCTGAACAAGGAAATTACATTACAGCAAAAAGCAATTATGAAATTGTTGCTTATGACGCTGAGGGTAATGAAATTGCTCCGGACTTCCGTATTGCCAATGGTAGCAAAGCAAAAGTAATTGTTAGCTCTTATGCTTTCCCTAAACCCTATGCCGGCTTCGGGGCAAGCATTAAGAAATTAGTAGTTACACAACCAATTGAATATAAGGCCTCACTAGCTGAACTTGAGGACGATATTCTTTAATGCGTGTACTTATCGATGGTGACATTATTTGTTACAGGATTGGTTTTTCTACTCAGGACGAAAGTGAATCCATCGCTATTGCAAGAACTGCAACTTTTGTAGAAACACTGCTTTGGGAGGACTTACAAGCTTTATTTGAAATAAAGTCCTACCAAGGCTACTTAACAGGGAAAACAAATTTTAGAAATGAAATAGCTGTTACTGCTCCTTACAAGGGAAACAGAACATCAGCTAAACCTAAACACTTAGAAATTATTCGTGAATATTTATCTAAGGCTTGGGATTTCATGATCTCTGAAAACGAAGAAGCAGATGATTGTATAGCAATAGACCATGTAGAAAATAAGTTTAAATCAGTAATAGCAAGTATCGACAAAGATTTTATGCAACTTAAAGGTAAACATTGGAACTTTGTCAAAAAAGAAATGACTTACGTATCAGAAGAGCAGTCCTTATTAAACTTTTACTTACAGGTACTCACAGGTGACAGAACAGATAACATCATTGGTCTCAAAGGCGTCGGTCCTGTTAAAGCTAATAAGATCCTCGAATCCTATACAAGTGCAACAGAAATGTATATTGCTTGTGTTGAAGCTTACGGAGGAGCAGAAGAAAGAGTTATTGAAAACGCAAGACTCCTTTACCTTAGAAGGAAAGTAGGAGAAATTTGGCAACCACCAACGAAAGAGATAGATGGAAATTATATTGGACTTAGACAAGCTTCAGGATGCCCCGATTGTAAAGATAACGTGGGTGGATGCACAAACCAGTGCGGGATGGGACAAACCAAAGGTTGACCTTGCAACATGTATTACAGTAGGCTTTTTAGTATCAGAAACAGAGGAAGGTATTTGTGTGGCCGGTACAGTATCAGATGGAATGTGTAACAACACCATGTCAATACCACGTACTTGGATTATTGATCAACAATTAGAGGAATCAGATGAAACCCCAGTCCGCAAAGCAAAAGGGAAGACTTCTACAGCAAAAAGTAAGAGACGGAATATTAAAAAATTATCCGCAACTCGAACCAGATGATGTAAGAAGCACTTCAATGGGTGCTGGTGGTACCGATGTACAGTTAAGTCCTGCAGCAAAAAGATTATTCCCATATGAAATTGAGTGCAAGAATTTAGCTAAAGTTAGTGTATACAAGTTTTATGAGCAAGCAAAGACACATGGTAAAGCTGAACCGTTAGTTGTTGTAAAACAAAATAATAGTAAGCCTCTAGCCATTGTAGATTTAGAACACTTTTTAAACTTAGTAAAGGAAAGTAAATGATAGTAGAAAAGTTAATTGAACATGCTGATGGTTCTGCAACAGTAATTATTGAAATGGATGAAAAAGAAAAGGAAGCACTTATTGAAGAAGGTTTTGTTTCTATGTTAAAGAAAAGCATTGAGCATTTTAAAGAAACATGTCCAGATGCTACTAAATACAAAGAAGAAAACCCTTTAAAGAAACAAAATAAGAGAAAGACTAAGAAAAATGTATAAGTTTATTTTTGAAGAAGATTTAGACAATCAAGATCCTAAATATCCAAGACGTATTGAAATGCAGTTTGAGGACAATACAACTTGGGATGATTTATTACATGGCTTTACTTATTTTTTAAGAGCTAATGGATTTATGTTTCCTAACGATGTTGAAGCAACAATCATTGACAATACCACTGGCGAAGATTTAGGATTAAAAGCTAGATTTTTTAAAGATGAATACTTAACTGAGGAAGATGATGAAGATACTTCTTCTTGATATTGAGTCTTCACCAAACACAGCACACGTTTGGGGTCTCTGGCAGCAGAATGTAGGTATTAAACAGATCATGGAATCCTCTTATGTCCTTTGTTGGGCTGCTAAGTGGTTAGATGATAAAGAAATTATGTTTGATTCTGTACACCAATCTACTGCTAAGACTATGCTAAAGTCTATCCATAAGCTAATCAGCGAAGCAGATGCTGTGGTCCACTACAATGGTACCAAGTTTGACATGCCAACACTCAACAAAGAGTTTTTATTGCATGGTTTAAATCCTCCAGCACCTTACAAGCAAATTGATCTACTCAGAACAATGCGTAGCCAGTTCCGCTTCCCTAGTAATAAGCTAGACTATGTAGCACAACGTCTTGGACTTGGTTCTAAAACAGAACACGAAGGCCATGAATTATGGGTTAAATGTATGAATGGAGATAAAGATGCTTGGAAAAAAATGGAGAAGTATAACAAACAGGATGTCATTCTTTTGGAAATGGTTTATCAACGAGTTCTTCCTTGGATTAAGCTTCATCCTAATCGTAATCTCTTTAGTGATAGACCGTGCTGCCATATTTGTGGTGAAGAAAACCTTAAAAAGCGTGGGACGGCTATTAGTTCAACAGGGACTTACCAACGATACCAATGCGGTAGCTGTGGTTCTTGGTCACAAAGCACAAAATCTACAAAAACTTCAGTAGAAATTAAAGGGGTAGTATAATGCCTTTATGCAATATTCATAATAAAGATTACCACACAATGTGTGTACAATGTGCTTTAGACGATATTAAACCTAAAGATGTAATAAATAAACCTGAGCATTATAATAAAGGTGGTGTAGAATGTATTGACGCTATTACTGAAGCAGTAAAGGGTTTAGTGGGTATAGAGGCCGTGTGCATTGCCAATGTTATTAAGTATCTGTGGCGTTGGAAAACAAAGAATGGCCTTGAAGATTTAAAGAAAGCACAATGGTATTTACAAAGGTTAATAAATGTCGTTGACACTAAATGAAATCTGTGAAAGATTAAAGTCTTTAGGGGAAGTTGATCTCCTAGAGTTGTTAAACATTAACTCGGAGGATATTGTAGAAAGATTTAAAGACATCATTGAAGATAACGCCGACCAATTAGAAAGAGAAATTGAATGAGTAAAGGTAAAATAGATATGGGTGAACCTATCAAAGACGAAATACCAGGATTGCTGGATTTCTTTGCAACAAGTATTGCTTCTGGTGCTATCGCTTCCACTGGTGTACCAGATGCTGGTAATATCGATGATTTTATGGAATACATTGCAGAATTTAGCTACAAAATGGCTAGAGCATTATATTCAGAGAAATATAAAAACCAATTAAAACATTAACCAACAAGGATTTTGAATGAGTACATATGTAATGACACCTTATAACGAGTTTATTTCCAAGAGTCGCTACTCTCGTTATCTTGACGACAAAGGTCGTAGGGAACATTGGAGTGAAACTGTAAAGCGTTACTTTGACTTTATGGAGAAACATTTACAAGCTAACAAAAACTATACATTAACTAAAGAATTACGCAGTGAATTAGAAACAGCAGTAAACAATTTAGAAGTAGTACCATCAATGCGAGCTATTATGACTGCAGGGCCTGCTCTTGAGCGTCAGAATGTAGCAGCATTTAATTGTAGTTACTTACCCATCGATGACCCTAAATCATTTGATGAAGCAATGTACATCCTTCTCTGTGGTACTGGAGTGGGCTTCTCAGTGGAGCAACAGTATGTTAATAAATTACCTGAAGTACCGGATCAGTTGTTTAATAGTTCGACTACTATTGTGGTTTCAGATTCTAAAGAAGGATGGGCTAAATCTCTTAGACAGCTCATTGCTCTTTTGTATTCTGGTGAAATTCCAAAGTTTGACTTGTCAAAAGTACGTCCTTCCGGAGCAAGACTTAAAACATTTGGTGGACGAGCAAGCGGTCCTAAGCCACTTGAAGACTTATTCAAATTCACTATCACCAAGTTCAAACTTTCCGCTGGTCGCCGTTTATCATCGCTGGAATGTCATGACATACTATGTAAAATCGGGGAAGTTGTTGTCGTGGGAGGTGTTAGAAGGTCGGCAATGATTAGCTTGTCTGACTTAGCTGATGACCGTATGGCACATGCTAAGGCCGGTAACTGGTGGGAAGCACAAGCACAAAGAGCACTGGCTAACAACTCCGCAGTATATGAGGAAAAGCCCACAATTGGACAATTCATGCGTGAATGGTCATCTATTTATGAATCACATTCAGGTGAGAGAGGAATTTTTAGTCGATATGCGTCAGCGTTACAAGCGAAGAAGAATGGCAGACGTGATGCCGAGCAAGAGTTTGGAACGAACCCGTGTTCAGAAATTATCTTACGTCCTTACCAGTTCTGTAACCTTAGTTCCTGTATTATTCGTTCTGATGACACTATGGAGTCTCTCAAAACTAAAATCCGTTTGGCAACGATTCTGGGTACCTTCCAAGCCACGTTAACAAACTTCCCATACCTACGTAAGGTCTGGCAACGTAACACCGAAGAAGAGGCGTTATTAGGTGTTTCTATGACTGGTATCTTGGATAATGCTTTATTGAACAATCCTGATGATGTTGAACTACCTGCTAAATTGGAGGCTTTACGTGACATTTCTATTGCAACTAATGCTGAGTTTGCTTCTGCTGTGGGTATTAATCAATCCGTCGCCATTACTGCGATTAAGCCCGAGGGTACGGTCAGTCAGTTATGTTCTACTGCTAGTGGTATTCATCCTCAACATTCTAAATATTATATTCGTACTGTTCGAGGCGATAATAAAGATCCTCTCACACAGTTTATGATCAATGCTGGTTTTGAAGCTGAACCTTGCTTTATGAAACCAGATACAACTACAATATTTAGCTTTCCCGTGAAAGTTGCTGATGGTGCTTTATTACGTGAAGAGTTAACTGCTATTCAACATTTAAAATTGTGGTTAATCTATCAACGTCATTACTGTGAACACAAGCCGTCTGTAACGATTTCTGTTAGAGAACATGAATGGATGGAAGTAGGTGCGTTTGTGTATGAGTACTTTGATGAGATTACAGGAGTATCTTTCCTGCCTTATGATGGTGGAACATACAAGCAAGCACCGTATCAAGAGTGTACTGAAGAAGAGTATGAGGCCCTCAAAGCAAAGATTCCTACAGGTATCGATTGGGATAATTTCTTAGAGTTTGATGACAACGTAGAAGGTGCACAGATGTTAGCGTGTACTGCAGGAGCATGTGAAATATGAGCACTAAAGAAGAGTTTATTGAAGGTATGAAGTTGTTAAACAAAGCGTTAAACATTGCTGATGATTGTCAGCCAGTGTTGGCTAAGTTTTTAATGGAACAGCCTAAGCAACTAATGGTTATGGACAATCTTGATTGGATTGCCTGTGATGAGAATGTACGGTTAATTATTAAGCCAGTACAAGAATTATTACAGCAAGTAATTGACACTCCGTTCTTCAAAGAATTAGCTGAAGATAAAATTAGTCAAATATCTAGTTTATTAATTTAAGGTTTGATGTTGGTACTTTATGGCCTCTCTTCGGAGAGGTCTTTTTTATTGGTGATGGGGACACAAGCTCGCCTGCCAATTCGTTGATGCCCTAGATAGAAACCCGAAAAATCACTAGGTTCTTGATACCCATCTGTCGGGTTAACTACTTTTTAGCAGTCTTAGCTGACTGTTTAAATGCCTTAGCAGTTGGTGCACCTTTACTACCTACTTTACGCATTTTCTCTCCGGATCCTTTTTTAATCCGTTCCTTCTTTGCATGAATGTTTGCATACAATCCAGGCTTAGTTGCCATTTAACACCCCCATCTTTTACGAGCTGCTTTACCACGTTCACCAGTCCAACTAGAGGATCTAGCACAAAACGACTTATGTCTTGGATTAGATTTTTCTTTAGTTGGTGCCTTTAAATTACTACCTGTTTCTTTGTTGTATTTCGCCCTGCCTTTTTCTGTAAGCCCAGCACCAGCCTTTACAGATTTCTTTTCACCACGACCTACAGATAATTTAACATTCTTTTTAGTTGCCATTGATCATCTCCATTGCTTTTGTTTTAACTTGCTCTACTCTGTTTAACCAGCCCTTACCAAATATAGGGAATGTCTTTAATTGTTTATAAAAATCTTCTTTCTCTGTCGAAAAGTTATTAACAATAGATATTGGGTTAACATCTTCAATAGCATTTAACGTATTAGGACCTAACACACCGTCAGGAAAACAACCCAGAGCTTCTTGAAGTAACTTAACGCTTTGTCCAGG